CAGAGCGGTGGCGAGCGGACCATTCAAAGTCGGCAGGTCAACCGTTTCCGCGTCGGTCAGTTCGGTGAACTTGGTGATGACTGGTCTTGCCGGCATGATTTCGTTTTCTCATTCCCACCACCGGCCCGCGCCGGTGATGGAGTGAAAAAGCGTTTTTACTCGCTTGTGATTGGTTTCACCAAAGCCCCGAGCGATTCCGCCCGCTTCTTGGTCAAGTGCAGCTTGTCGCCCGAATCGTAAACCTCGCCCGCTTCCGCGAAGCGTTTCACCGCCTCGTGAGTCGGTTTCTTGTTCTCGACCTTCGGCTTCTCTTCCGCCTTCGCGGCGGCCTTCTTTGCAGCTTTCTTTTGTGCCATCTCTTTTAGTTTGCGGAGTCATTGCGAAGGCCCCGCAGGGCCTCCGCGTCAAGACTTAGGAAGCGGCGTTGGTCAGGACGGCAAAGGCACCCGCATCGCGGATCTCGCAGCCGAAACGACCGACACCCCGGAAGGTGGTCTCGTAGTCCTCAAACTTGGCCTCACGGCTCTCGGAGAACTCGATGCCCTTGCGGAGACCGACGACCAAGCCCTTCGGATCACCGAAGACGGCAATCGTCGAGGAAGTCGTGTTCGCAGTCGGAGCGGCAAAGCTCGGCACCACCGGAGCCCCAAGGATGGACCCGATCCCCGCAGGAGTCGGTGCTTCCATCGCAGTGAGGAAGATCGGACGACCGTTGCTGTCCTTGATCGACAGCATGCGCACGAGCTGGCGCGGGTGCATCCACCAGCGCGACTCACGAGCCAGGACACCCTCGTCCACCGCGATCATCGCGGCGGTGATGTCCTCGAAGTCGAGCGTCTCCACCGAAGTATTTCCCGACCCCGCGACAGAAGCAGTCCCGCCGGAGAAGATGCCGGTGTAACCTCCATCCGTCGCGTCGGCAGTGCCGTCGGCCTGGAGACAAGCCCAATCCATGCGGTAGCTGATCGCCTCCAGGAAGTCGTTCATGACGTCCGCCGAGATGTCCACCTCGGAGTCGTCAAGGAGTTCGTTGGGCACGGAAAGCACCACCTTGATCCCGCTCGCTTCGCAGGTCACCGAGGTCCCGGCCTTGGCCGAGTCCTCACCAATCGTCACCCCTTCACCGATGAAGGTGGCCGTCGGGCGTGCGGTCTTCACCAAGAACTTGTTGTTTTTGGTCGAAACCGTCTTCACATCGAAGGAAGACCAGATGCCATACGACGCCAGGGTGTCGTAAATCTCGGTATCGAGACTGTCGTTAATGTAAGTCGAGCCGGGAGTACTGCCGGAAGTGAGAGCCTTTTGCTGGGCCTCGGTCAGATCGCGGCCAGCCGACTTGCGGATTTTCGCGTTGAGCACGAGCCGGGCATCCGGATCGGCCAGCATCTTCTTGATCGGGTCACCGTTCGCCGCCCGCTGCTCGTTCTTGAGTTGGAGCTGGAGCTTCTTGAAGGTGTGCTGCATCTCGGAGACTTGGCCGGAAGTGCCCTCAAAGGCTTCCTTTTGCTTGGTCAGATCCTCAAAGATGTCCTTCGTCTTCTTGTCCAGGTTGTCGAAGTTAGAGACGAGGTCGTCGGTGGTCGCTTTCTGGCTCTTGAGTCCATCCAGGACCTTGCCCTGGAATTCCTTCTCGCCGAGAGCCGCGCCCCCGTGGTTGTCGTTGAACTCCTCGCGGAGCCCGTAGCCCGAAAGGGCCAAAATGTTCGCAATTTTCATTGTTCGTTTTCGTTGGGTTGAGTGCTCGTTTTCTATCGGGTGAGCTGCCCGAGTTTTTTGAGGAAGTCGTCCCGTTCCGCCGCTTTCCGCTCGGCATCACGACCGCCGGAAAGCGTGCCTGGTCGTGTGCCCGTGACTTGGTTTTTTCTCCTCGGAGAGTTCGCGCCCGACTCGCTCGCCGGACGCCCGTCAAAAATTCGTTTCATCTCAAGGGCGATCATGGACTTGAAAGCCTCATTGCATTCCGCCACCTCAACCGCTTGCGCGGCCTTCGCGAGAAACGCAAATTCATCATCGCCACCAAAGCCCAGCCGGTGCAGATCCTCCTCACCAATCGCGCCCGCCTCGAAGCCCTTTGCCAGCGCGTTCGGATTCGCCCCGATCACCACCGCCGAGAGCTCAAGCTGTTCTTTCTCCAGGTGGATGCACCTCAACTTCGCCGCGTCTGCGGGCGCAATGCCATAAGCCTCGATCGCTTCGAGAAACTCCTTCTCGTCCTTCCAGCGTGCCGCCATCTTCGTCGAGTAAAAGCCCACCGAGACCGCCTTCAAAAAGCCCGCCTCCGTCAGCTTAAACCCAACGTCCGCCGCTGCATGTCCCAGCCCGATCGCCCATTGTGCGCGCTCGATGAGTTGCCCGTCCGCCACCTCCGCCGAGAGCACCTTGCCCAAGACGTCATGGATGTCGTAAGAATTGTGAGAATTGAGAAGCGGCGAGTTTTTCCGGAAGTGTGTGAAGCTCCACCCGCTCGCCGTCACGATCTCCCCGTGATGGTCCAGCGTTTCATCGCTGGCGACATAGTCCACAATGCCCTTTTCCGCGTCGATGATCTTCACCTCCGGCGTGATTCCCCGGCGCAGGATCTCATGCTCCTGCCCTTCGTTGTCTGTGAATTTTCGTTTCATTGTTTCCGGTCTCTATGCTTGCCCCATGTCTCGGGCGATTCGGTCGAGACGTTCTTCCTCGCCTCGCGCGACGTTTTGCCGCCGCTTCGTTTTGTCGAAGAGGTCATCGTGGTTTTTCCTCCCGCGTTCCATGCCCCTCGAATCCATGAACGCAACGCAAGCGGCATCCACCTGGTAAAGCCCGCGCATGATCCGATGCCGCGAAACTGCCGCGCCGTCTGTCCTTCGCCTTTGTGCAATTCCTTTCTGTGGTGCGCTCATCCTTCAAATCTCACTGTTCAAATCTCACTGTTCACCCGTCGCTGGCCCAAAGCTCGCGATCATCACGCACCGGCACCGGATCACTTGGCCCGCGCTCGCGTTCGGATCTCCTGGGTGCATCATCGCCTCGCCCCCGACCGTAAAAGTCTCTTCAAGGGGCACCACCACGCCGTCCACCATGAAGTGGTCGAGCCGCACCCGCTCATCTTGACTTGTCAACCATTCCTTGAACTCGACACCCGCCGCCCGGAGCGTCTCCATGCGTGCGCTTTCATACGCCACCGTCGTCTCGGTCACCGCGATGGCTTCCGCCCGGTCTTTTGAAATCCCGTTAAAGGCCGACCGCGTCCGCTCCGCGAGCTCGTCCATCGTTTCCCCCTCATCGAGTCCGGCTTGGATCGTCTCCATGATCTGCCGGTGAATGTCCTCGCCGGAGTCCTTGATCATGTTTCTCCGCTGCCGAAGGAAGCGCAGCGTCTCCGCCGGTGCCAGATCCTCAACGTCATCCTCCCGCCCCAGCTCATCGAGCCAAAGCTCCGCTGCAGCCGCCTCGCGAGCCCCACGCGCCACCGTTGCAAAGTCTTCCAGGAACTCCTCCAACCATTCCGGCAACTCAAAAACCAGATCCACCGCGCCCGACTTCTTCCGCAAGCCCGGATCCCGTCCATCCTGTCCATCCCTGTTTCCCTTCTCCTCAAACTGCCCCAGATTCGCCAGCGTCTCCTTCCGCGCCTTCATCAAGTGCTTCCGCACCATCGAAGCGATCTTCTTCTCCCAAGGCTTCCGCGCTCCATGCACCTTCCGCCACTTCTCCGCCCGCTCAAAGTCGATCTTCTCCTTTTCCTCCTTCGCTTTGCGTTCGGCCTCCTCATCGCGTGCCTTGTTCCGCTTCGCGAAAACCTCCTCCATCTCATCCACCAGTGATCTCTGCGGCTCCGCGTCTCTGCGTGCGGCCTTCGCCACCTCGCCGCCTCCAATCTCCACCAGGTTCGCCGGGATCCGGCCCACCTCATCCCCCTCGAATCTCGGCAAGCCGAGCTTGAAATGCTGATTGGCCACCGACCACGGCACCCCCTTGTCCACCATCGCCACCGCGCCCTCGGTCCGTTCACTACGCACCGCCTGCATCGTCGAGTGCTCATCCATGTCGAGAGACGCGAAGACCGGCGAGTCCATCACCGGAGGCCGGAGGATCTCATTGCCCTCGCGTCGTCCGTTCATCACCTCCTCAATCGCGTCCGCGATCTGATCCGCGAGCGGTTTGCACGTGTCTTCAATCAATCGGAAACGATCCGACGCCGACCCGACGGAATAGGACGCCGTCACCTCCGCGAACGAAGGCGGCACCCCGAAGGCAATGAAAATCTCGTGCCGGTTCTCGAGTCGTTGAGTCACGAAAGCCGCGTCCACCGCCTGCACCGAGGGCTCCGAGACCTTCAAGCCCGATCCCACCAGGAAAGCCGGGACAAACTCGCCCCGCTTGTTCCTCTCACGCTTCTCGCGCAAGATCCGGGTCACCTGCTGGATTTGTTCATCGCTCGCCGCCCCTTCGCCCGTGACCAATGGCCCCCGGTCGCCGTTGTTCTCCATGAGCAACTTCGCAAAGTTCCCCGCAAAGTAATCACCCTCCGCCGCCATCCGCGCCGCATACCACTCGGGCAGGCCTCGGAGCTCGTCGTAGGGATTCCAGCAAGACAGATGGACCACTTCCTCCGGGAGCAAGGTGACGATCTCCGCCGTGCCCTTGATCCCTTGCCGGTGCCACTTCCACCCGATCAACTCGCCATCATTCCCGGCGATTTCCAGCATGTCCCCAGGCCGAGCGATCGCAATGGGCGATTTCCTCTCCATCGGCACGCCGCGCAAAAACCACGACTCATCCAAAATCCAGAAACACTCACCCGCCATCTTGAGCCAGCCCACCGTCGCCCGGATCAGGTCGCCCCGGTTGATCGTTCCGCGGGGACTCTTCGCCGGACGTTCCCAAAAAGCCGCAATACTCGGCACCTCCACCAAGGTCTCACCGCCGCGTCCGTCCGTCGTCAGCTTGAGGGGCAAGCCCGCGATTGGATCCGCGCAATACTTGATCGCCCGCATCACCCAGGGAGAATTTTTGTAAGCCTCCGAGAGCGACCCCGTCGAGCTGCCGGTCAGGGAATAGCCCGCAAGGAAGTCCTGCCCCGAGAGGGCCTTCTCCTGCACCACGGGCGAAAATTTCCGCGTTTTTGGGTCAAATCGAAGACTCACGCCGCCGCCTCCTTTCCGGTTTGCCTGTCTTTTCGTTGCAACCGTTCTGCATACTCGCCCGCGCCGCTTTCGCGGCAAACCATGCCCAAAAAGGCCAAAAGGCCCTCAAATCGCATTCTACGGCTTTGTTTATCATCTCGGATCATTAGCAAATTGCGGCTTTGAAAGTGTTCATCGTCTCGGCTCCGGCATGCACTGCGAGCGCACCGGCCCAAAACCGGTCTGCGTGCCCGTTCGTCCCCCGGTCCGCCGTGAATCGAATGTTTCCGCTCGCCGTGGTGTCCTTCTTGATCGCCCGCAGGTCCGCCCGCAGTTCTTTCGATTCCGGAATCCGGATTGCCTTATCCTCGAAGGCCGCCCGAAACGGAAACGCCAGCTCGCTCTTCACGGCTCCCGTGAAGGTCACCGGCTCCACCTTCCACCCGTGTCGGACTTTCGCCCGCTCCGCAAATTGCATTCCAATTCCCGTCGAGTCGATGCACACCCGCTTGACATTCGGGAGGCGAACAATCCCATCGAGCACCTCCTCTTGAAAGGCGAAGGTCTCGCCCTTCATCTCCACCAGCTTCCGGGTGAAGTAAGTCCCCGCGATCTTCTCCGCCACCCAGATCACCGTCAGGTCATGCTTTCTTCCCACGTCCACTCCGACGTAAAGGTCCCCGCACTCCACCAGATTCTTTTCCCAAACTTCCCCCGGTCGATACTCGCACGCCGCGATTTCGTCGTAGGTCAAAAACGCCCCGGCATCGTCCGCCGGAATGCACATGAATTCCTGCAAGAAGCTTTCCTCGTCCGCGCACCCGCTCCGCATAAAGTCGAAATAGTCCGCCTCGTCCATCTCCTGGCGCGGGTCGTCCTTCGGCAGTTTGCTCTGGAGCTTGAAGAGGAAACCTTGATCAAGGACATCGGCCAAGGTCACCGAGTGCAGCGAAAAGCCTTTTGGATTTCCCTTGTGCTTCACCTCCTCGATCAACCCGTTAAAAAAATTGTGACTCCCGCGATGCGTTGAGAAGATCTCAAGCTGTCCGCCCCAGGTGATGCCGGGATAAGCGATCGAGTAGAGCTTGCGCGGGTCAGGGTGCAGCGCGAACTCATCAAGAATCCGATCACCTCGCTTGCCCGCTTGCGCGTCCGGATTGGAGCTCAAAGAATGCGCCCGCAGTCCATTGTCAAACCGGAGCACGTAGGCCGAATGTCCCGCCTCATCGATCACCCGCTCGCCGAGATCCACCGCACCGGCTTGCAACACGTTTGCAAACCCTTTGAGATCTTCGAGGAAGAGCCGGGCCTGCATATCGTCCCGCGATGAGATCCACGCATCGAGCCGCGCCGTCTTCACCGCCTTGCGCCTCACGATGCCGTAAGCACTCGCCCAGGTCCACCCGACTTGGCGTGGTTTCTCCGCGATCTTGAGCCGTGACCGATCCTTGACCCAGGCCTCCTGGTAAGGGAGGAGGATGGCGGAGCTCTGGGGCTTGTTCTTCGCTTTTCCCATTAGAGCAATCCCGCCGCCTCCTCGATTCGTTTCAGGGCCTCCTCGGAGAGCCCACCGTCTTTCGATCCGCTCATCGCGGCCTTGATCTTTTCCTTGGCCTCCTCGGCAGCCTTGACCTTCTTCTCCAGGATCGAGATTTTTCGCGAGTCCATCGCCAGGCTCTTGTCCTTGAGGATGAGGTCCCCGATGCGCTTGACCGCCGCCGGGTCGACTTCCGGATCCAGCAAGAGGTCGAAAAAGATCTGATTGAGCCTCTCGAAGGCCGCCGCGTCCCAGTCCACCGGATTGTCGCTCGCCGCCCGCTGCATCTCCTCCGCCCGGATCACCGCCAGCTTGCGCCGCTCCCTCAAGACCGGAGCACAGTGCCGTTGAAAGAAGGAGGACAAGGCAGCCAAGGAAGACGAGACCGCGCACTCCACCGTCAACCAGGTGAGGACATCCTCGTAACGTTCGTTTCGCAAGAGCTTCGCCGTGAGCTCGGCGTGGTGATGGTCCGCCAGATTGTCGAGCTTGCTGTCGCTTCGTGGTTTTCTCGCCATGCTTCATCCTCTCAATCTAAGTTTCCCCTGGTCCGTGATCGCCCAGCGATGCCCGAAGTCCTCGTGATCGATCCCCGTGACTTGTCCCTTGCGCTCCAGCGACCGGAGGGCCGCTTCGACATCGCCGAGGGTCTCTTGCTTCCCGGTGGACGAGCCGACATGTCCTTGCACTGCCAGGCTTGTCGCGAGGTGCCCGTTGAGGTCCCCCAAGACCGTTAAAATTATCCGCTCCAAATTCATTGCATTTGCTTGTCCACCAGCTTCGCCAGCATCTTCTCGAAGCCCTCAAACTTCGCCTCCACTCTTGTCACGCCCTTCGCGCAATCGTTGAGCCGGTTGTAAATTTTCTCGTTGGCCTCGCGGGCAATCGTTCGCTCCGACTCGAAACGCTCATCCACCTGCTTGAACTCCTCGGAGACCTCCGCAAAATCCTGCGCCATCTTTGCCTCCAAAGACGAAAGCTCCTCGTGCACCTCCTTTCGGCTCACAAGCCCTTTCGTTTGAATCATGAGCGCACCCGTCATTCCGATCGAAACCAGGCCACCAACGCAGACCACGACCCAGAGGGCTGTCAAACTCTCCATCGCCAAGATCATTTCTCGCCCCCTTTCTCCGCCGGATCCGCTTCCCGCAGGAAGTCCACCGCCGTCTCGATCCGTGCTTGTTTGATCTGCACCTCTGACAACGCCGCCGCCAACTCCGCCCGCACAAAGGTTTGCCCCGTCCACGAAACCCCGCCCGCGATCGCACAAACCAGCGAGCCGATTTTCACAAAATCCATCCCCCCGAGCTTCCCGGCCTTCGCCGCCTTGAGCTCAAGCGATGCGATGCGCGTCTTGTCGCTCTCCGCTTGCGCCTTGAGCTCCTCGACCTCCTTGGTCAAATCCGCCACCTTCGCCGGGACCGTTTTGACGTCGTCACTCAAAGCCGCTCTCCTTTCTTCAAACGGTTACCTGCTTCGATCACGCAAAGCCCTTGCAAGATCCCGGAGAAGGTCTTCGGTCTCGGGTCTTTGTATCGCTTCGTGAGATGCTCCCCGAGTTGATTGAGGGCAAAGTTTGAAAGCTCCCTGAGCTTCGTCTCAATCTCTGCCAAGGTCATCCCGACCAGGCCCTCGACCATCTCCTCGGCGTTTCGTTTCTCCCAGTCCTTCATCGCTTCAAAAGGGTCGCCATATCTAAAATCTCCTTGGCCGACTCGATCGCATAGTCCGCCAGTGCCATCGCCCCGCAGGC